GGGCTAATACGGTTATCACGACTAATCTGACTGCACAAGAAATTCAGAAACGCTACGGTCGGCCGTTTATGAGTCGGTTGATGAAGGGGGTAGACAATGATCATCTGATGGTATTTAATGACTTGAAAAATAAAAGGAAAGAGTACTTTTAGAAAGGTGGTGCCTCTTGTTATTAAATCTTTACTTCGTCTACAATGGGCACTGCAAGTTTTTCCTTGGGAGTTTTAACAATGTGGATGAACTTATCGAACGGATGAAAGACCATCAATGGGCTTTCTCAGGTATCACTAGACCAAAATTCAAAAAACACATCGGAAAAGACGATGTGAGATTTGATTATGGTGCGATAGATTGCTATTACTTAGCCACAAAATCAACGTGCCGCGAACCACGTTAAAAGCGAGCTAGAATATGCGTCAGACTTGGACGAATGGCGTATAAAGAATTTGCTAGCTCTTGTGTCTTTGAGCCATGAGGGGCAAGAGCTGGATTTTTAGAAAATAAGTTGGAGTTAGTGAAGATGATTGAAGATTTAAAGAAAAAAGTTAATGGAGTATACGGCTGGTCAATAGAAAACGAGAAGCCCAAACCTCCCAAACAAGATTTACCGCAAGCAGTGAAATCCCGGGCGGACTATTTCTGGGAAATGACAGAAGATGGCATGACATTTATGGGTGCGATGGAATGTATCTTCGCCGATGAAAAACCTACAGACTATGATTTGGGTGCTACAAAGGATTGGTTGCCAAAATCTAAGGAGTTTGATGATTGGGTTGGCTATTCACCAGGCATGTCTCAGTTAGTTATTGCAGTTTATTTGATTTATGGAGGAGGGGAAGATGAATAAGCAGGAATTGATTGAACGGATAGAAGGCTTAAAAAATCTTTTTGGCAACAAAGTAGAATGTATTGAGATAGACGCGGTAATAGAACTTGTTTCTAAACTAGACGAACCGCAGAAAGTCGCAATCCCGCAGTTTGTGGCGGATTATATAGAGTTTAAAAAGGCAAACAATTTTCATGTTTATGGGGCGATGAGAGTGATTGAAGATCATTACGATAAGAGAGTCCCTGAGTGGTTTTACGAAGGCAATATCGAAAAATTCTGTCTTGCTTGGATTCTCGGTTACGAAGTCGAGGAAGAGAAGCGGTATTTGGTGAAAGTGAAAGGTGTTTGTGGAAATCACGAAACTTTAAACTGCGAAAAACATTCAAAAAAATGGCTTTTTTCTGATCGGGAAGAAAACTCACTTTATAAAACAAAACACACCCGCAAAGAACTAGAAGATGCTGGTTTCAGCTGGGTGTTTGATTGCCCTGGCGTGGAAGTTGAGGAGGTTGAGTGATGGAACGACCTGAACGATACCCAAATGGATACTTCATTCCTGAACTGATTGAAGATGAAAATATTATCTTCAATAAAGACAGTGAATATCACAAGCAGAAGAAAAAAGAAAAGAAGAATCCTATTTTCAAAAGAAATAAGTCCAAAAATAGATGGGCACTTTAAGGAGGTCACGGATTGAAACGTTTTATCACAATATGGATTCTGCTGTCTGCTGGATTAAATATTTGGCAGAGTATCCACATTAAAAAACTAGAAGCAAAGCGTCCGATTGTCGTTTATAAAGCTGACAATCAAGGAGCTGAGATATTCGGTAAGGTCCTTGAGAAAGGGCGACATGGGAAGCTATACACGATTACAATTCGCGACTACGGTGTGTTCGTGGTTGCGAAGGAAGTGTATGAGAATGTGAAAGTTGGGGATGAGGTGAAAATATAGTTTTTCGCTAATAAGGAGGTAAATATGGCAAATTTTGCAGAAGGAACAATTAAACTAAGAGGATATGCAGAAAACATTAAATCAGCGTTGACATTAAGATATTCACGTTTGAACAAGGCATGCAATTTACACAAGAAATTGAAATCTCAAAAGGTAAAATTTTAAAAGATATCGTACGTAAGTATGATAATTATGAATGGGAAGTTCCGTTCAGTAATTTTGGAGGATAAATTATGAACACACTAGACAAAGTCAAACAATGGTTTATTGACCGTGACCTTGAAAACGGTGGAAGGCTGGACAAGCAGTCATTAAAACTTAGCGAAGAGTTCGGCGAGTTATGCGCAGGCTATCTTAAGAAGAATGAGAAGCTGACCAAAGACAGTATCGGAGATTGCGCAGTCGTGATTGTCGGACTGGCCTTGCTGATTGAGGTAGACGTGCAAGAAATATTTGATGCTTCTATAGTGATTTTTAAAGAAGATGTGCCTGATTATTTTAAAGATTTAAATAAAAATATCAGCTGCTTTCAAAGGTTCAGCAGTTGGGAAGAAAAATCTATGTGTAAGATGTATCTATCATTTTCCATCGATTCGTTAAAATCAATCAGTAATGCACTTGGCTATAGTTTCGAGGAATGTTTTGAACTGGCTTACCAAGAAATCAAAGACCGCAAGGGTCGTTGGATTGACGGAAGTTTTGTTAAAAAGGAGGATTTGGGATGATACCAAGATATAGAGCATGGATAAAGTCATTGAAATGGATGTGTGATGTAACTAACATTTCATTTGATAGCAAATTCGTAGATATCTGTCAGCAGGGAGATACTGAAAGATGTACAGAAATGTCAGTAGAGTTTGATGAAATTAAACTCATGCAATCAACAGGACTCAAAGACAAGAACGGAAAGGAAATCTTTGAGGGGGATACAGTCGATTACAAAGGCAGAAAAGCGCTTGTAAGCTGGCATGGCTCTTATGCAAGTTTTATTTACAGATTTGTAGATGAATTACAAAAGCGAAATGCAGAATGGAATCCTCTTTATTTAGCTTACATGAGATGTGAAGTCATCGGCAATATTTACGAAAATCCCGAACTTTGGGAGGTTAATGGATGACAAAGTTTATTCAACTAGTGCCGTTTAAATATGGTGAGGAGAAAGAACCTATCACGATAAATGTTGATTGTATCAAAAGCGTTTTGAAAAATGATGATTTCTTTAGCAAAGTATTTGTAAACGATGAAATGACAGAGCATCTAAAAGAGCGACTAACTGCCGATAAGTTCATGTATGTAATCAAGCCAACATACAAAGAGATTGCAGCTATTCTAACTCAGAAAGAAGAAAGCTCGCAAGATCATGGATTGGTTGATTGAGGAGAAAGAACATGAGAATTAAAACATTAATGGGAACAATCATCAACGTTGATAAAATAAAGCGTAGCATCACGATTGATGGTGTTGAATATGGTTCAGACTGTCGTGCTTTGGTCTCTAAGCACAGAGACGGTACAGGGACTATTACATTAGTCTTTGAAGGAAAAATTATTTAAAAAGGAGTAAAAACAATGTTTACACAATACGATCACGAAACAGGGAAAACTAAACTTACAAAACTTGCAAAAGGTAGCATCATCACGGTTGTTGCTATCGCTTCGTTAGGAATTTTTAGGGGAACTGCTGTGAAGCGCATCCCAGCTAATACGGTTGGAGTAAAGGTCAGTGCAATCGGAGGTGTTCAAGAAAACACCCTACAAACAGGTTATCATCTCAAAATTCCTTTCATCGATACCGTCTATACTCTTTCGACTTCAGTTCAAACGAAGACGATGGAAAAAATCACAACTCAGACCAAAGATGGTCAATGGCTGAATACTAACATTGATGTGAAGTATCGTGTTAATAAAGAAAAGGCTATGACGGTATTTTCAAACTATACGAAGTTGGAGAATGTTAATGAGAGCGTAATTGCTCCAGCAGTACAGAGAGCTATCGAGTCGGTTACTGGGAATTATGACATCTATGATATTCTTGGGAATAAGCGAACAGAAGTCTATGAAGAGATTGACAAGGCGCTAAAAGAAAAATTTGAATCTTATGATCTTGAATTTGTTTCCTTCACAATAACTGATCAGGATGCAGGAGATGAGATTGAAGCAGCAATCAAATCTGAATCTGTCAAACAGAAGGAAATTGACACAGCTAAACAGGAACAAGAAAAAGCTAAGGTCGAAGCCGATACCAAGAAAGTTCAAGCTCAAGCTGAAGCGGATGCAGGCATCATCAAAGCAGAAGGTGAAGCCAAGGCCAACAAAGCTAAGTCAGACTCAATCACAGACAACCTTATCCGTATGAAAGAAGCAGAAGCCAGAGAGAAACATGGCTGGGTCACTGTCAATGGAGCTGGTGGCGTGATCACAAATCATGAGTAAAATATAAACGTCAAAGAAATGAGGTGAGAGATGCCTTTTTTTCCTGAAATCAACGAAACGAAAACGAAAGAAAATGCCAAGAAAATTTTGAAAGGCTATCCTCGTTGGCGTCGTGTTGCAAACGACAAAGATGGTCAAAAGGTGACGACTACATACTCTTTCATGCCACGAAATCCCGGAAGCGACACGACCAGTCAGGTCGAGAAGCTTGCTATCAGAAAGGTTGATGCAGAGATGGAGCTGGATGCGATTGAGCAGGCGGTCAGCGAGCTACACGATCCTTACTATCGCAGAATCATATATGAGAAGTACATGGTCTGGCATCGAAAGAAAGATGAGACGATATACAATGAGCTTTCGATCTCAGAGAGCTCATACTATGAAATTCTTGATAAAGCTCTATTAGCATTTGCAGAGCTTTATCGAAACGGTGAGCAGATGGCTATTCTGGAGTAAAAGCGGAGTAAATCAAGAGTAAATACCAATTTCAATGTGCTAAAATGGTACTATCGAATAATAGATGAAGGCAGGCACACCCTGCCTTTTTCTTTGAGTTTGGAGGTGATATCGTGAAAAAAGTAGAACCAATCCGTGATCTAGACGATATCGAACGAATCAAAGATTACTTGAAAAACAAAAGTGATAGAAACTATGTTTTGTTTATGTTTGGAATCTACTCTGGTCTAAGAGTGAGCGACATAGTACCTCTTCAAGTTAAGCAAGTGATTGCAGACAGGATTGAACTAAAAGAGAAGAAGACTGGGAAGATAAGGTATTTTCCCATCAGTCCCCCTTTAAGAAAAGAAATAAATAGATACATAAAAGATAGTCAATTAGCAGAGTACGATTATCTATTCCCAAGTAAAAAGAAAAAACGAACAGATGGTGTTCGTATCACTCATATCGGAAGAGTAGCAGTATATCAAATACTACAGGATGCAGCTAAGTATGTGGGATTGAACCACATAGGTACTCATTCGATGAGGAAGACTTTTGGTTATCATCACTACAAAAAGAATGGTAATGTAGCTATTTTGCAAAAGATTTTTAACCACTCTACACCAGATATCACGCTCGGTTATATCGGTTATAGTCAGGACGAATTGGATGAAAGCATACTATCATTTGACTACTAAATGACCCATCTATTTTACATAATGAGAAAATGTAAATTAGTTTTTAGAAAAACATAGTGAAAGCCTTGATACACTTGACTTTAAAGTTGTTTAATTTTATTTAACAGAATATAAGATATGTTAAATATACGAGGGTGTGAGAAGCTAAAAAACTTCCCCCCCCT